ATTTTAGGCGGAAATATGCGTTTTAAGGCATGCAAAGAAGCTGGGTTAAAGGAAGTATCAATTATTAAAGCAAGTGGCTTATCAGAGGAGAAACAAAGGGAATTTTTGATAAAAGACAATGTGAGTGGTGGCGAGTGGGATTGGCAATTATTACAAGAGTGGGATGCTTTGAAATTGGAAAGTTGGGGTTTAGATTTGCCCGCTGAATTTGTTACTGAGTTGGAAGCTGAGGAAGATAATTTTGAAACACCCGAAGGTGGTATTGAAACCGATATAGTTTTAGGAGACTTATTCGAAATAGGCGAACACCGTTTACTTTGTGGGGATAGTACGGATAGCGATTCAGTTGCTAAATTAATGAACGGACAAAAATGGAATTTAATGGCAACATCACCACCATATAATCAAGGAAATAGTTGCGGTAATTTATTACATACAAAAGGATTAGGCACAGGTAAAAAGGATGTTAAACTATATCAGGATAAAAATTCGGACAATAGAAGTACTGAAGATTATTATAATTTTTGTATAGATATTTTAAATACATCTACAATATATAAAAATGAAAATGAACATACAGTATGTTGGAATGTAGCATATAATGCAAAAAGTAGAAACGATTATGGAATGATAATATTTTCAATTGATAACCCTTATCAAGTAAAAGAAACTATAATTTGGGATAAAACACATTCTATAAATTTGCCACAAATAGGTATATATTCAAGAAGATGCGAATTTGTATTTGTAATGAGTTCTAATGAAAAATATCATACAAGTCAAACTTATAATGATTGCAGGTGGAATTATTGGCAAATAAAATCAGCAGGTAGTCAAATTACAGGTGAAGAAGTAGAACATCGTGCAGCATATCCAATAGAATTTGCATCAAATATGGTAAAAGATTTTAGTTTACAAGGAGATACAATTTACGAACCTTTTACCGGAAGCGGTACAACTATGGTAGCAGCACACCAATTAAATCGAAAATGCTACGGAATGGAATTAGACCCAAAGTATTGCCAAGTGATAGTTGACAGAATGAAGAAGTTAGACCCGAGTTTAGTTATTAAGAGAAACGGAATAGATTATGCCAAGTGAAGAAGGATATAAAAACTTAATACCCTATACAAAGGGGCAAACAGGCAACCCAAACGGAAGACCTCGCAAATTCGTTTGTCAATTAAAAGACATGGGTTATAACAAACAGGATATAAACCAAACCATCGAGAACATGATGGCTATGACTTTAAACGAGTTAGCTGATATATTTAAAGACGAACACGCTACTATACTGGAACGTACCATTGCAAATGCTATGCGTAAAAGCCTAGAGAAAGGAACTTTATATTCTTTGGAAACTTTAATCAGTAGAGTGCATGGAGTACCTAGCCAAACGATTAACCAATTAATAACCGAGAAACCTATCTTTAACGGAATAGATATTAATGTTACAACGAACGACAGCCCAAGCGAAAATATCTAAACTCAATAAAAGAGTAAGGGTAGTAAGGGGCGGAACTTCCGCAAGTAAAACATTTACTATCGTGCCGTTCCTTATTGACTATGCTGTTAAAAATCCACTTGCTGAAATATCAATAGTTGCTGAAACCATACCACATTTAAAGAGAGGGGCATTACGTGACTTTCTTAAAATTATGGATATGATAGGAATGTATGAGCCTGAGAACTTTAACAAGTCATCTTTAGTTTATACGTTTAGCAATGGTGCTTATATCGAATTCTTTAGTGCAGATGCAGAAAGTAAATTGAGGGGTGCAAGACGTGATGTGCTATTTGTAAATGAATGCAACAATATTACGTGGGAGGCTTACTATCAATTAGCAATTAGAACACGTAGGTTTATTTATTTAGATTATAATCCAGTTTCTGAATTTTGGGTTGATACCGAATTGATTAACGATAGTGATACGGACTTTGTTGTATTGACTTACAAAGATAATGAAGCATTGGATTTATCAATTATTAAAGAAATTGAGAAAGCAAAAGAGAAAGCCTTAACTTCAACTTACTGGGCTAATTGGTGGAGCGTTTATGGTTTGGGGAATATAGGTTCTTTGCAAGGTACAGTCTTTGAAAATTGGCAACAATGTGATAGCATACCAAACGAAGCTGAATTTATTGCCTATGGAATGGACTTTGGTTTTACGAATGATCCAAGTACATTAATTGCGGTTTATAGATACAACGGTGAACTTTACATAAATGAATTGATATACCAAACTAAATTAACCAATAGTGATTTAATAGGTAAATTAAAAGAGTTAGGTATAAAATCAAATGAAATGATAGTAGCAGATAGTGCCGAACCAAAATCAATAGAGGATTTAAGACGTGCGCAATTTAGAATTGAGGGTGCTAAGAAAGGACCAGACTCAATCCGTAATTCAATAGATACTTTACAAGCGTTTAAATTGAATGTAACGAAGTCTAGTATTAATTTGATAAAGGAACTAAGGAACTATAAATGGGTGACTGATAACGATGGCAAACACACCTCACAGCCTATTGATAATTATAACCATGCTATTGATGCAATTAGATACGTAGCTTTAAACCGTCTTAAAAAGTCAACATTCTTTATTCAATAAATGTAAAACTCAAATAAATTACTATATTATTAAGATGAAAATACCCAAACGATACGAAGATTTAACAGTTGAGCAATTTCAAAAATTAGAGGAATTGAAAGCAAATGATACTTTGGATAAGTTAGACATGGCTGTTTTAAGGCTATCAATCTTATCGGGTGAACATGTTGATTATATTGAATCATTAAGCCCTAAACAAGTTTACGACTATTTACTAGATGCTTTCTTTTTAACTAAACCAATTACTGATTTAGCTTGTCCCAATGAAATTAAACTAGGTGGCGTTAAGTTTAGATACATTAAAGATTTATACGATTATAATATTTGTCAAGAGAAAGATTGGAAAGAAATGGTAAGGGCAAACGAGGGAAACTATTTTAAAGTTCTACCTGAGTTAATGGCTATTTGTCATCAAGAATACGAAAACGGTAAATGGGTATATAACTCAAGTAACCATAATCGAAATGTTGAGTTATTTAAGAAATCAAAATTAAGCGAATCACTTGGGGCTGTTTTTTTTTATTCAAAATATTTAATGATTTACACAAAAGCTATTCAGGATTGTTTAGCGGAACAAGTCAAAGTAATAGAGCAAGCGAATCAAATGATGATGGACGACTTAGAGTTTCAGACTTTTTTGAAAGGTGGGGATGGGAATACAGCGTTGGTTTAGTTGTTAAAGATACTAACCTAAACGAGGACCAAATATTTGAATGGAGTGTAATAAGGTACTATAATAAGTTAGCGTACTTAAAGGATAAAGGTAAATTTGAAATAGCGTTAAATGGCTCTAGTAGATAAAATAAAGGATTTGTTAGATGAGTTTGGGAAAGCATTAAACGATGACACCCGTAGTTCTTTAAAAAAGGTTTTAGATGATAGAGCTGCTAAACATAATGGTAGAAAACGTACAAGTCGATTAGAGGCTAGCATTAAACCGACAATATCATTTAGTAATGACTCTATTAAGTTTACGCTAAACATGAATGATTATTGGGCGGTTGTTAACGACGGTAGAAGTCCAAATAATGTAAGTGCAGAGGGACAAGAAAAGATAGCAGCTTGGAGTGCGGTTAGTGGGTTTGCTGAAAAAATAAGATTAACAGATTTAGAACAAAGAAAGCAAAAGCAAAGCCTATCTAAGCGCAAAGGTAAATTAAAGAAGTTACAAAAAATGTCATTTGATAAGGCAAAGAAAACAGCGGGCTTTTTAGTAGCACGTTCTTTAAAAAAGAAATCAATAGAAGCAACGCATTTTTTTGACGAAGTGATTAACGATGGACGGATTGAAGAGTTAGAAAGTAAATTGACTGAATTAGTAAAAGAAGATATTATAATAGAAATTAGAAGTAGTTACACATAACATGGCTTTAACAGTATATAAACAACCCGACACATTTACACCAGCTTATAACGACCAAATATTTACAGCGAAGTCTAATCAAATAGCTATTGCTGATTTTAAATATATTGTAACGGTAGTTGTTAACGGTGATACAGCTAACACTTATACAGAAGATATATTGCAACGTCCCGATGGCTATTTAGTTTTTAACGCAAAAGAATGGGTGCAAAATTATATCGAACATTATTTTGAATTTAATAATATTGTTTTAGCTAGTCCTATAAATTTAGCTACTGGCAAACGTGTGAGGGCTCAGGTTAATATTTCTGAATATTATACAGCGGCTGTTCAATCTACTACTACTATAGATTACGATGCTTTTGATGCTTGCTTAACAGATGCGGCCTTTAACGCTTACGATGAATCTGACTATGGTTTTGGCTCAACTGGTGGTTTATATTTTTTATCAAAGGATGTTGATACAATTACACCCGATAATAGGATAGCTTTAAACCAGCCTTTTTTTATACACTTTATTCCTCCACCATGTGATAATATAACTATTGAATTATTTAATGGCTTTACTTTATTGCAAACGGTTACAATAGCTTCATTTCCAACACCAGTTACTAACACCGATATTTATCAATTATATCTAGGTAGTAATATTTTCACTTCGGCATCAGTTGGTAATACCGTTGTAGTTAAATTTAAAAATGGGACAACCGTATTATTAAACTACTCTTTTGATTACCAAGACATTTGTACTAAGTATCAAGACTATGTTATTTACTACTTAGATAGAACTGGGAATATATTATCATTCCATTTCGAGCAAAAGAGTAAAAAGAATTTCAGTAAAAAAGTAAATACAGTTACTTTAAATAAGAATGTTTTAAATACAACTACTGGTGCTTATGGCTCTACTTCTTATGATAGAGAAGACCACGTTGTAAGTACTGCTATTGAATCTACAATGGATTTAAACACAACTTGGTTAACTCAGTTACAAATAACACAATTAAAAGATTTGTTTGATAGCCCAATAGTTTATGTTTGGGATTACAGCACTTTACGTTCATGCAAAGTTACAAATAATTCATTTGAAGAGTACCAACTAAACAATGAGTCGTTAATACAATTAGCTATTACTATTGATTTAGGTATTACAGAAACTAGACAACGAGGTATATAACATGGCGGTAGTAACAGATTTATTAATAGCAGCAAAAAATGGTAGTGAGAAATTACAATATTTTCCTATTGCTAAAAATATACCGATTAACATTAACTACAATTTAGCGGATGTTAGAAACCCCGACCAGCGTAAAGCTAGTTTTAGTAAAACAATTAATTTACTTGGAACTAATAAAGTAAATAAGTTATTTGAAAATATATTCTCGGTTAACGTAGCTACTCAGTATTTCAATAAGAATTTAAAGACACCATGTAAATATATCGTGGATGGGATTCAAAACTTTGCAGGTGACTTACAGTTAATCAAAATAAACATTAAGCCCGATAATTCAATAGATTATGAATGTTCGATAATTGGTGAGGGTGGTTCTTTATTTGTGGATATTGGGGACAAGTTAATTACTGGCAATCCATTAAAATTTGAAACAAGTGGATTGTTAATGATAGGTAGAAAATACACGATTAATACGTTTGTTGCTGGGGATAATTTTACAAGTGTAGCAAGTGTAGTTAGTGGAACGATTAATACAACAGGGTGCGTATTTATAGCAACAGGGACAACTCCAACTGTTTGGACAAACGAAAGTATATTAACAAGCTCAGACGACTTAGATTTTAGCGCATACGACCACGCATATACACGTGCTAATCAAATAGCTTTAAACGTAGCTAATGAGGGT